TTGCGCATGGCGGGCTCGATCCGGGTTGTTTCATTCATCGTGCTTGCTCCTCTGGTAGCGTTGATAATATTCGATGGCGAGCGCGAACGGATCACGGACACCGCGCGCGGCCCACCAGCCAAGCTCATCACCGTGGTCGTGTTGAGCCATATGATGTTGATGTTTCAGTGGCAGCGCCCACTTGTCATCGGGCCTGCCCCATCCAACGGCTTTGTCGTACTGGTATGATGAGGCACGCAGATGCGCCGCATCGCAGGGAGGACCTTGCAGGCATCCGCAGGCGCAACGCTGCTTGCGGAGCCACGCAAGATAGCCGGGGTCACTAAGCCTCGGCGTCCTCTGTCTCAACGTCACCGTTTACCCTTCGGCTTCGGCTTCGCTGCTGTGGTTTGCTTGTCGCGGTCCGGCGGGAAGATTTCGCTTTGGTCCGGCTCCGCCCTTTTTTGTCTGGCAGGCTTTCCGCCATCTTCTGGATCATCACCGACAGCGCCACCGCTTCGGCCTTGGTCTCGATTGTCGTTGGCTCGATCTCCAGACTGACCTTGCCCTCCGCTGTCAGCGACAGACTCATCGCCGCTCCTTTGATCATAGTTGGTCTCTCCCTTCGGTTCGGCGTCGCCGGAATCGACTTCGCCCTCGATGATCGAATTGCGCTGCGCCGCCTCGCGCGCCACGTGCTCGGCATTAAAACCGCGATCCGTTTGCGACGCCTTGGCCTCCTTGAGCCGCTTCGCCAGCCCTTCAATCTTATCCGGTGGCGGCTGTGGCGTGACGTCCCGCGCACCGTGCTCCATCAATTCATCCTTGTCGTACCAGCCGAGCAGGATGTGCGGCTGAAAAGCGCGGCACCAGTCGCGCCGCACGTCGTACCAGATTTGCTGGCGCGGCTTCGAGTCCCATAGCGGCGAGCCCTTGATCGTGCCCTTGTCGTTGCGTCCAATCCGCGCCTTGATGTCGCCGAGCCGGGGCGACGTTATCGTCAGCGTCTCGCCGTTGATCACACCCGTGCAGGTGCATGTCAGGTCGTCGCCCTCGCCCTGATAGGTCGGCTTCAATTGGCCGGTGACCTGACCGTGCGCCTCGATGATCGCGTGAAGCACGAAGCTGTCATAGGCGATGGTCTCGACGTCGGTCCACGTGTTGCCGATCTTGACCGACTTCCACATCGAATAGGAATGCTCGGCCAGCGCGAACGGATCGAACCGGAAGCGCACCGCCTTGGTGCAGATCGCCAGACATGCGCCGGGATTGCCGCGCAGGTGGATCGGCACGGCGGCACCAGAGACCGCCATCAACTTGGCGAACTCCATCACCTGTCCCATGTCCTGTACGGTGAGCCCGCCGAGATCGGCATCGACCGGGATCGCCGACGCTATCGCGCGATCCACGCGCTTCTCGATTTCCGTGACGTCCATCATTTGCTCCTTTTTTTCGGCTTCGGTCGCTTCGGCTGCTTGGCCAGCCAGTCCGCCGCTATCTTGCGCTCTTTCTCGATGTCGATGGTTTTCTTTTTGACGAACTGCTCTTCATAGCCCAACGCGGTGACGACGGCAGCAACGGTGTGGTGCTGCGGATTACGCGTCTCGCCGTGCCACCAATTCCGCATCGTGGTCGGCGACACGTTCGAGATTTCACCGAGGATGCTGAGCCGGGTGAACAGCCCTTCGTCCTGCGCCAGTGTTCTGAGCTTGTCGAGGACCGGATTCTTGTCGATGTAGGAATAGGTGCGATACAGCCGGATGAATCCTCTAGCCATGTTCGACGCCCTCGGCACCGTTCATGCGCTGCGCCTTGGCGGTCAGCACGTAGCCGTCGCCGCTGGCCTTGATGATGCCGTCCCGCTTGGCGCGATCCAGCACGCCGCTGATCGACTTCGGCGACATGCCGTGCTTGGCCAGTTCGGCGCGCAGGTCTTTGGGCGGCAGCGGCCCACCAGCCGCCGACAGGGCGGCGTGCAGCGTCGCTGGTCCTGATCCCGGCGTGGCGCGACCGGCCGGGCCGCGCTTGATCCTTGACGCTGGCGTTGCTAGTTCGACGCCACCGGCACTCTGACGCTGGATCAGCATGCCTGCCGTGGCCTGCCGACTTGGTCAGTCTCGCCTTCTTCAACTCCGAAAAGATGTTGTAGATGGCACTCACTTTGAGGCCGGTCTTTTCCGCGACCTGCTTGGCCGACATCGGCCCTTCCATCAGGGCGTTGGCAACGGCTTCACGCGGATTGCTTCGGGCCGCCTGCTCCAACTGCTTGCGGCCCGCACCTTGGCCACCGTGGCCAAGGTTAAGGTCAATCTTTGCGATGCCCGGCATCTGGTTGAGTTTATCCAGCACATCGCCCAAGGCGATCTTTTCCACTTCCAAGCTAATGGGAAATGTCTTTGGCATAGTCTGGGTTGCTCCATTTGTTAACGCTCAACACTATATTGTTTTTCGATTCGCCCCAAGTCATTCCTTTTTGTCCGTGCCTACCAGTTGCAGCGTCTTCATTCCGCCGTCGATCTGCTGTTGTCCGTATTTCAAATTCAGTTCGACCATCTTCAAAAGCTTGCCGCCTGCGTTGCAGGTTGCGTTGGCAATTCCCGGCGTGACCGATCCGCTCAACAGATCGGTCATGAGCGCGGACATCAGCGCAGAAAACTGCGGCCCGGTCTTGATGCCGTTCTCGGCTATGGGGAGGCTTCTGGTGGGCGGCGGTTGTTTGTCGGCTTCCGACTTAGTTTTCGATTCAGATTTCGTAGCTCCGCTTGATTTCTTCGCAGCCATTGTCGTTCTCCTTTGGTTGGTCGTTGCACGTGGTATTCTACAGTCGCTGCTTTACGAGCATAAGCGAGCGACTGCGCCCGCTTCGCCTCCTTACGTTCTTCGTCATTGCTGTATTTGCGATTCGAAATGCCCATGCACTCGAAGCCGCAAAACCTCCTCCTTTTAACGATACCCGACCTACTTTTCGTCGTGTGGCCTGTTCCCTTCACAGGATTTCCGCACACCTCGCATTTAGGTCTGCGTCGCAGTGCCTCTGCCTGTTGGTGTTGCCGGTAGCAGGCGTCTCCACAGAATTTGAACCCGCGTTTCGGACACGGGCGGCCACAGATTTTGCAGTTGACCCTTTCACGCTTGGCCAAGATCAGGGCCTTGCACTCAGCACCGCAACATTTCTGCGTCTTGTAGGCCGGTCTATACGTTGCGCCGCAAACCACGCATTGTTTTTTCATCGTTAGACGATGCACGCGACATTTCTCGCAATAGTCCCATCGCCTGTCTGGCCGCTTGAACTCATTGCCACAGCCAAAGCACGTCCCGATCTTGGGGTCACCATCCCGCGCGAGAGTCTCTTTCTTCCGTTGCTCGGTCCAACAGAAGTGCGAACAAAATCGTCGCTCGTCAGCGTCTGGGGTAAACAGATTCTGACAACCTTCACAACGTCGCTTTTCTCTCACGCGTGTGAACGCCAGCGCCATGCACACCATGTCGCAGTATTTTTTTTCGGGACGCAGCATTGCCTGTTTGCCGCAATGTGCGCACGCGCGCGCGATCAACTTCCGGCTTTGGGGTGTGACACATGGATTGTGACACACGCGCTGGCCTGATGATCGCGGCCAGAAAGGATTGCGACACTGTTCGCACGTCTTCTGAGCGCGCGCTGTCCAAGTCATCGCTCTACCCTATAGGTCTTCTCCACTCTGCCGAGCTTCTCGTCGCCGCGCTCATGCGCCTTCACCGGGCCGCGTCCGCGCACGCTGCCGTCTTTGTTGCGGTAGGTGCGGAAGTGCGCGCGCACCTCGTGCCAGCGGAGCTTGTGATGCGTCGTCATCCGCACCACGACCTTTGCTGGCGTCATCTTCCTTGCCAGATGCAGGTGCAACACCTTGTGCTCCAGCGGCAATAGCGGTTTGCCATTCTTCATCGTGCGCACGGTGGTCGGCTTCGGCTGCGCGCTGTACTTCGCCTCCATGCCGAGTTGCCCGGCACCGAGCGCGATCAGCAAGCCCCAGATGTGGCGAAGCTCGCCCTGTAGCTCTTCCATGTAATCGATATCGGATCGCCGTATCGTCTTGATTTCGAGCGGCGTCGGCGTCAGCGTCGCATTGGATGCGGTGACGTTTGGATTCGCGACGCCGAAAGCCAGACGGCGCGTCGCCTCATCCACAACGTCGGCGGGCTTGAGCAGATCAAGTGGTGCCTCGGTGTGCCACCAGTAGGACAACGGCGCGTAGAAAACGCCTTCGTCGAACAGCGTGACATAGCTCGCATAATATCCGCCGACCTCCGCCGGGCGGATCAGCCAGCCGACGCGCTCAACCGGCGGGCCATCGACCAGACCAGCGGCGGTATCGGTCAGTGGAATGCCCATCGCTCTGGTTCGATCCAGCCGCGCGCGGTTGTCCATATCGATCCACGTCACCGGGAATGGCGGGATCGCCATGCGGCGCGCGGACTCCAGATCGGGCGCAATGGCAATCGAGAAGTCACTGATCAGTGACGAGGTGACGGCGTCGAGCGTAAAGCAGTGCGCCTTCCGCAACAGCATGCGCAGGTCGTACTTCTTTTCGATCCATTGCAGCCCGACCGGCTCGGTGAACGTCGCCTCGTGCAGCTTGTCGATCAACGGGCGGTCGTCGTGTTTGGGGACGACCACGAATTTTTCGTTGCCGCTCGATATGTCAACGGTTTCATCAAGCCCGATTTCTCTGGGCTTGCGTGCGATGTTCAGTAGCATCCGCTTCACGCTGTCGTCGTGCCGAGTGGCGCGCTGGGTGCGGATGTCGTCATAGCGATGACCGAAGTCGGCGACCTTCCCAACGGCGTCGTCACGCCGTACTGCCTCCGTGATACTCACTGGCGTTTGCATCGTCTTCGCGATGTCAACCATCGACTTGTTCTTGCCGTGCACGCCAAGCACATGTGCGGTGTTGTGGGG